CTGTATCCGGTTCATCATTGTATGCATCTAAAACTTCTTCTACACCATAGAGTCCATCGAGACTTGCATAGTGTGTAACTAATCTTGGTTCTTGTTGTGAGTAGTCAAAGCAACCCCAAGTGTGTCCTTCTTCAGGAATAAATAATGATCTGATCAGTGGTCCAAGTTCCTTGTTCCGTGCCGGTATCTGCTGTAGGTTTGGATTGTTGTAACTAAAACGTCCTGTTACTGTACCACCTTGATCTGATCTTATCTGATTGATCTCAGCATGTATTCTACCTTTATGTGAGTGCTTTAGTATGGTATCAATAAAAGTTGTGTGAGATTTATTTATCTCTCTTGCACGTGCAATTTGTTGAACTATCGGATGTGAATGGTTCTGTAAAAAATTTTTAGTAAAGGATGGTGCTTTTGTTTTCTCAGTTACGTCATAAGGCAAGTTTAGTTTTTCAAAAACTTTGGCAATTGATCTTGCAGCCCATATCTGAATGTCTATTCCTGTTTCTTTTTTTACTTTTAGTAATGCTGATTCTTCTTCTCCAACTAATTTTTTCTTTAGTTGGTGAGCTGCTTCTGTATCTACACGCACACCTAAGAATCTCATATCAACGAGGCAAGGAAATAGTTCTGTCTCAAGATCAAAGATAGATTGTACATCTTCATGTACAATTTGTTTCTTCATTTCTTGCCATAATTTTAGAGTTAGCACTGCATCTTGCTCGGCATATTCGCCAACATACATTGCAGGTAGTTTATACATCTCTGCTTTGTGATCGATGCCCCAATGCGCTGCAGTTTCCTTCAATACAGCCTCATTTTTGCCGATTCCAACGTAATCACGACCCAAACTACCTAAATCGTATCTAAAGCGATTCTCGTCCACGAGAGAGCCAGCAATCATGGTATCTAATATCATGCCATTGATTTTAAGGCCCATAGACCTAATCCAACATACATCGTACATTGCATTGTGAAATATCTTAATTGCAGGTGTTTTTAGTACATCTGTAAACCATTTGATGACCATATTCTTATCCATGTTACCACCACCTTCATGTGCGATAGGATAATATCCGGACCAACCCTCTACAGCTACAGCTATTCCAACTACTGCACCATTACCAATGACTGAACCTGAACCTGTTGATTTTAAATCTGGGTCCTTAGTCTCTAAGTCAATTGCAATCTCATTATACTTTGATAAGTCTGGAAAAGATTCTGGTGGTAGCCACTCAGTTTGAGGTTTGAATATAGGTTTCATTTTTTAGTATCTTTCATTTTTTTAATTTCTAGATCACAGTAGTGTTTGATCTTCTCTAAATCTTCTATACCATTTTTGTGTAAATATCTACAAACATATTTCACAACATTGCCCTGAAAGAACGATAGATCATTCTTTGAAATAAATTCGTAGGGTTGAATGTGAAAATCTTTGTAGTGACTCCCGCCTATTTGTTTGTCTTGAGGAAACGCATCCTCAAATATATCTTTGCTTGTCATAGATTGTATGCCTTTTTAGTTTGTGGTTCGATTATATATAAATTTTTCTCTGTTCTTGTGCAGGCAACATAAAATAATCTGTGCGTATCATCTGGATCTTTTTCATAATCAATAAATGCTGCACCAGCCAAGTCTGTTATTACAACTACATTTTCTCGTTCATTACCTTTGACGCCATGTATAGTTGATATACTAATTCTAGGATTTTTATTTAAATCTTCTCCTGATCTAATTAACTTTTTTATTTTTTTTATATCTTCGTCACCTACTTCATCTAATGCTTCATCCCATTCAGATTCTGTTTTAAGTCCATACTTTTCTTTTAATGTATCAATATCATAGAAACCATCTTTAATTATTGTTTTAAATAACTTTGGATCCCAGTTATCTTTAGTCATCTTAGCAGCAATTTTTTTAATATCATTGTAGTGAAGAGGTACACCTTTTTGTAAATCATTCCATTTTTGTATTACCTCATGAATATTTTTTACTCTTGGTATAGCGTTTCTTCTTTGCCAATATAATTCTTTTTCATCTAGTATGTTTCCAATACCTGCTAACATATAATTAGCTTGTGCTAATACTAACCATCTACCGTGTGAAAAATCTACTTCATGAAGATCACTGCAATAGTCAACAGAGCCTTCTTCTTGTTTTGGTAGCCATTCTTTTTCTACTCTATTGTGTACTTTTTTTATTATCTTGTTTGCAAGTGCAAAAGGTTTTTGTGGTACCCTTTGTGACTGATCTAATACAGTTCTTTCACCTTCTAGATTTATAAATGTACTAACGTGTGCACCATTCCATCTGTATATAGCCTGGTCATCATCACCTGATATGTATGAGTCTTGAGATTTCTCTTCTATCTTTTTAACTAATTTCCATTGTACTAAACTTAAATCTTGTGCTTCGTCTACAAACATAACTCTAAGCTTTGGTGATTCACCACTTGCTATAAATTTATCTAACATATCTGGAAAGTCAATCAAACCATTTTGTTCTTTATAGTTTTCTAACTCTTCAACTATGATTTCTAATTTATTTAACTGTATTTTAGAATTGTTAGTTAAGTTATAAAATTTTATTGGGTCCATTTCTTTTGATCGTGCTAAGTTTATTAGTTGTATGTATGGATCTGGAGAATAGAATATACCTTCGTAGTCCTCGTCTTGTCTTGCACCTTCTAATTCTATTTGCATCTTCTCTGATAGTTCTTTGTAATGCTTTGGTTGCATCACCTGGTTTCTGTTTATACCAAGTTGATTAAAACAAAATGAATGTAGTGTTTGAAAGTATGGTACATCATTAAAAGATAGTTTAAATTTATCTACTGCTCTTTGTTTACCTTCTTGTGCAGCGTTCTTACTAAATGTAAAGTAACCAATTTTATCTGGTGGTGTATGAGCTAAAAACTTTTCTATGTGTCCTAGTAATGTATGTGTCTTACCTGTACCTGGTGGTCCATAAATTATGTGACGCATTAGTAATTCTCTTGTTTAAATGTTTTTGGTTTGTATGTTTCTGTTTTCTTATCAAATCTAGCTACAACAAATACAGATATCTCTGCTTTACTACACGTTTAGTTGTACATTTTAAATCATCTTTCAACATTTGTGATGTTCTTTGATATGGAACTCTCCAATGTTTTCTTGATAGATAGTTATTAAAAAAGTTATCAAATACAAAGTGGTGATAACCATCTTTAGTATAAGTACCACCATTACGTAAGTCTTCATAATCGTCTTTTTGTATCCTGTTTACACAATAATCTTCTAAGTAATTATTTAATATATCTTTTGTACTTGTGCCTTCTGCAGGTTCTGTAATCTCTGCACCACTTAATAATACAGTAGTAATTTTTTTCCAATCACCTGTCTTTAGTGTTGGTGGATTTATTCTTAATTGTTTTATACATTCTTCTTGAAACAAAGTTTGATTAGCTAAATGTTTTGCTGAATCTAAATACAATCTATCTCCATCTACATTCATGTAATAGTAAGGCTCTTCCAGGTTAACTACTTGTAGATCAGTTAGACTAGGAAATATTATCTCTTGGCCTATACCAAACTTTCTAGATCTACATAATTTTTTATCACACAAACTACACATAGGTTGATCATTACATTTGTAACCCCATTCTTTTTTATCGTGTTGTTTTATAATTATTTGTACTTCTGTATCTGATAATGGTTGCTGCATAGCAGTCTCATTAAATATCATTACTTTTGTTTTCCAATTGTCGGGCCATTTAGATTTTGCATAAACCCCATAATGAAATAGCGCATTGTTCCTACCACCTTCACCAATTTTATTTTGTGCCATTAATTCTATGCATGGTGGTCCATCAGAGAAAGGAGTCTCTGGTCTTTTAATTTCTATTGTGCTGATGTCTTGTTGTTTATATCTTTCGTAGAGTTCAAAAAAAGCATCTATACTAGCAGCTTCGCCATCCTCCATAAAGGCATATCTTGTTGTCTGACCACAATTAAAATATGGTAAATTTAAAAAGTTTCCTGTATCATCTTTTGATTTTAATTCTCTTTGTTTTGGAAATACTTCTGATCCACCATAACCTAATACAGATCTAATCTCATTTAATTTATCTTGCATCAAACCTGCTGATACATAATCTTCTGTAAATAAAAATACATGAGCACCACCAGACTTTGATCTACATACAACCAATGGTAATTGAAATTGTTTTATCTTATTAATTAATTTTTTGTGATCAAATTCTGCGTAAGAATCTATGTCTATACATCCCCACTTACATTTGTTGTCATCGTTAATTGGTATAATACCTAAACTATCAGCACCATCTAAATGCTTTTGCCACAACTCATCTGTAACTGGTTCTCGTTTAACAAACGATTTACCTTTAATCTTATTACCGTCACCATTTGATTCACCAACTAAAGTGACACCATGTGCACGGTCTAATCCATAAAATATATTTTTAAATCTTTCTATCATACAAAATAAAAGTGGGCGTTTCCACTCTCGCTTAGACGCCCACTACCTAGGATACTGGTTAGTAGTTCGAAGAACCTTTTGTTGTTTCTTCTGATCCGTGCTTAGCTTGGATTTCACCTTTACCTACTGATTCTGCAAAAGATTTAGCCATATCATATACAGCTTTGTCTGTTACAGGACCAACTTTAGATACATCCCAACCAAACCATGTTCCTTTGTCATTAGACATCTGAACGGTAGATAGGTTATAAATGTGGCTATAAGTAGGCGGTGTGAATAAACCGTTTTTACCTTGCATCTTGATACCCATCATCATTGAGTTCCATTTTCTACTAACTTTAAGTTGAGTAGACTTCATAGAAATCAAAGCTGTTTGTGGGTTATCACCAAGAGTCAATACAAAATGACTAGCAGTGTTATCAAGATAATTACCGTTTGGTAATCTGTCTTTATAATCTTTACCTCTAGTCGTTTGACTTACAATATCACTATCTGCATCGTGAATTGCAACAGGTGCACCTGTACTGGTACCTCTGTCTTGCCATTCAATGTACTGTCTTTTGTAATGAGCCGGTACGACCTGTATGGTGTCATACAATTCATTAGTTACAGTATTTATTATTTTGCCAGGTTCTGCACCCTCGACATATTTACCATCACGCTTGTTTACTTCTGGTGATAGTTGGCCCAAAATTTTTAAGAAAGGCAACGCAAGATCTTCTTGCGATATATTTTGAGCGCCTTGTGCTGCATCAGCTTCCATATCAAATGTTGCTAATGCTCCTTCTTTTTTTTCTGTTACTTGGTTCATGTTTATTTGTTCCTTTTTATTGTTGTCTTATTCTCTGAGAATACCCCAAAGATTTCCGTTGGCATTTCTTTACCCGCCTCAATACGCTCACGGACTAGCGCTTTCAAAGTCATGGGTTCAACCTTCATCTTTTGTGTCGGTTGAAACCCTTGACCTTTCGCAAGTTCAGCATAAGATGCTGCCTTGTTATCCTCGTTACGACCAAATGATACCAAGATCTCGTTCTTAATAATATCACCTAATCCATTGTTACGAAGCCAGTTAAACGCCGTCTCTTTATTTGCTTCTGTAATAGTAGCACGATACGTCGTTGAAACTTTAAGATGTGATCCATCTTGTAGTTTTAATTCTGCTAAACCCATCTCGGACATCATGGTAGGTATAACCTCACCTGATATACGTTGGTATTCTTTTTTTAAATCTTTTATATTATTCTCACTTGTCTCTATTCTTTTGTGCAAACCTTCTAACATTTGTACTTGATCTGCAAGAGACTGAATGTGTTCAGTTTTACTCATTGCATCTTGTTGATCCTTTTCAAAATCAATTGTCATCTATTTCTCCTTTCTCGTATAGATTAATCTCAATAGGATAATATTTTCTTTCTTGTTTATCCCACTTCAATACATTGTATTTACCATTTGTAATATCAGACACAATAGAACATGCAACACCAATAATTGCAGGATCACCTGTAAGTAAAAGATAATCATCAACTTTATAATTTTTTAAACCTTTTCTTAATTTAAAAATTAATGGACCAGGAGAAAAAATCATTTGAGAAAATTCCGGTAATAAAAATTTAAACTCACCATATCTAGACGCACCCATAATATTTATTTTAGGATTGCCTGATTGAGTTCCAGGAATTTCTTGTATTACATAAACTATTCTTTCTGACATTGACAAACAATATAAACATGTTTATATTAATGTCAACTAGAAAGAAGAAAAATAATTATGAATTATAAATTTAAAACTAAACCCTATGCACATCAATTAACTGCATTGGAAAAATCTTGGAACAAAGAAAACTTTGCCTATTTTATGGAAATGGGTACAGGTAAAACAAAAGTATTAATAGACAACCTTGCTATGTTATATGACAAAGGCAAGATCGATGGTGCATTAATCGTTGCACCAAAAGGTGTTGTTAAAACTTGGTACGAACAAGAACTACCTACACACTTACCAGACCATATAGAAAATGTGTCTGTATTGTGGCAACCTAATATTACAAAAACACAACAAGAAAAATTAGATTCTTTGTTTGAAATAGATAGTGCAATACACATTTTAGTTATGAATGTTGAAGCTCTATCAACAGAAAAAGGTGTGAAGTTTGCAACTAAGTTTATAAACTCACATAAAACTTTAATGGCGATCGATGAGTCTACTACAATTAAAACACCTACAGCTAGACGTACTAAAAATATAATTAAAATTGGTTTAAATGCTAAGTATAAAAGGATCATGACCGGTTCTCCTATTACAAAGAACCCATTAGATTTATACACACAGTGCGAGTTCCTTGATCCGTGGTTATTGGATTTTAGTTCTTACTACGCG